AGCTATTTTGTATAAATCTTTATCACTTACGTTGGCTTGAGGTATTCTCTGTCTCATGAGATCGTACATTTGTTTTACACTCATAGTGCTTTCTTGAGGTTGTTCTTTTACAGGATTAAGTGTTTCTTCTACGCTAATAGTTTCTTTCATCATAGGCTCTGGTGTTCCTTCCTGATAACCTACTCTACCACCTTGTGAATAAGTTCCACCATAGATTCTATCATATCTATCACTAGATTCTTTTTCATCATACAAATTACCTAGTCTCAAAGTAGCTTCTAATAAATAGTCTGCTTTACTTTTACCTCTTAATAAAAAGGCAATGTCAGTTTCTCTATCTTTATAAGCTTTAGTGTCTTTTATTTTTTCTTGTTCTTCTGGAGTTTTACCTGCAAGTTCTCGATCTCTTTCTGCTCTTAATTCATCAGCTCTTTTCATTCTTTTTTCAAATTCAAAACCTTTAGCTCTAGATGCTTTCAATTTTTCTAAAGTAATTTTATCAGTAAGTTCACCCTCTTTCATTTTTAAATCTAAACTTTGACTTCTCATTAGAGCATTGAATAAATTTGGATCTTGACCTATGTCTGACAATATATTTAAAACATCTGTTGGTTTTCTAATTGTTTGTAAACCAGGTCGACCTGCCAAAACTTGAAGTGGCATCATAGTTCTCATACCGCCAATAAGTTTATCTCTTGCTGCGGCTCTTTGTTTTATTAAATCTTCTATTTCTACTAAACCTTTGCTTTGGTAGCCAGGTCTTGCAGACCCGCCCAATCTAAACATCGGTCTTTTCATTACTTTGTAGTTCATATTATAATCCAAATAGTTTGCCTAAACCAAACGCACCAATACCAGAAGTTATGGCTTGTCCGATAGGACTAGGTGCTGCTGCAGGTACACCACTAGTTGTTGTAACTGTTCCACCACCTGGTGTTAGTCCAGTAATACCTTGACCTAATCTAGATAGTCTATCAATAGGTTCGAACTGTCTCATTCTCTCTGCTTCTCTAGCTGCATCTGATTGTGCTTGTCTGAACGAGAAGTCTTGTGCACCTAGTTGTCCAACCATTCCAATATTTTGTGCTGCCAGGCTAGGTTGTAATTGTGCAAAGGATGCTTGTTGTGAACCAAGACCTTGTTGAAGTTGTCCTAAATTACCAAACTGTTGAAATGCTTGTCCCGCTAATTGTTGTGCTTGTGTAAAACCTTGTTGGTTTAATTGTGCTTGTAGTAATGCACGATCTAAATCTGATTTTCTTTGATACTCTGCAGTTTGAATTCCAGCTCTACCAGAACCTAGAGCGCCTAATCTTGCTTGTTGATCTGTAATAGCTTGTTGTCTTGCTGCAGCTTGTTCATCAAATGATGCTAACGTAGCATCTCTTACTGCTGTTTGATACGGAGATAAAAATTGTTCGTATGCTGTTGGTCCAACCATGCCTCTAGCTGATGCAATGTCTGTTCCTGCTTGTGTTGCTGCAGCTGATGCTGCATCTAAAAATGGTTGATAACCAGCTATGCCAGTTCCTGTTCCTACAGTTGATATAGCTCCTTGTTGATCAAATCCTAAAGTTCCAAGTCCAGCTTGTGTTGCTGCTTGTTGTTGTGCTGCTTGTTCTAATGCACCTCTTGAAACCACACTTGGTGCAAATGCAGCTGTAGCTAAAGGAGTTTTAACTTGATCTCTTAAAGCTTCAAGATAGGCTTTCTGTCCTTCTTCTATTATGGGTGACGGACGTGTTATCTGTGTTTGTAATATTTCTTCAGCCATTATGCTCTTCCCATTGCCTCTAATTGTTTCATTGTGTTGTACATTTTTTGAGCTCCTTTTTGAACACTACCGCCACCTGCTGCTCTTACAGCATCTGCGGTAAATACAAATTCGTTTTTGCTTAATCTAGCAGGCACGTCATCGGCTTTTTCCTTGGCACCGTATGGCATGAAGCCGCCACTATAACGCATATCTGCCTCAATTGGAAGCCCTCCTAGACCACTTTCTTGAACCGTGGGCCTTGTTCCAAGAGCTAGGTTCTGTCTCATCAAACCACCTTTTTTAGCATTTGGTTTCATGAAACTCATAATCGCATCTTTTTCTCTATCATTTAGTTGACTCAAAGGCTTGCCAAAAAGCTGTATGGCCAAGTCGTTTAAGATACTCGTGGAGTCAGCCGACGCTTGTCTGTCATCTTTATCTAAAAGATTTCTAATTTTATCTAACATTTTTTCAGGCATTTTTGGCTCATAGTCATACATAAATCTTTCTTTTTGCATTGTTTGAAAATCGTCTGTTTCTCTAGGAGTCATGAAGTAGTTTTTTGGATTAATCATATCTCTAAACTTTGCATAAGACATTATGTCTCTTGATTTTGGGTCATTGGGAACGTTTGGATCAGTACCCTCTCCAAATCCAACCCTACCACCTTGAGCTAAAGTAGGTGTAACTTTGAAATCGTCTGATGATAATGTAGACCAGAAGTCTGCTGCTTCTGCTTTTAATGCGTCTATATCGCTATCACTAGCACCAGTCTCCACTGCTTCTTGTTCTATTTCTTTAGTAGCTGCAGCTAATGACAATCCAGATGCTGCTAAAGCTGCTAATCTAGGTTTGGATAATGTTCCTTCAGGAGATAATAATTTACCCTTTACAAATTCTTTTAAACCAAATTTTTCACCAGTGCCAAACATACCTTGTGTTTCTGGAAATACAGCTACGTCTTTAAGACCTGATCCAGGAACAATTCTAGACTCTCCTAATTTCATTGGTGTTCCATATAAAAATTTATCTAAACCTAAACCAAGATCTGCTGCTCTACCAGTTAATCTTAAATTTTCTATACCAAACGGTGCAATATCACCTCTCATAAATCCTCTGGCTTGAGGAGATGGTGCTAATGATAGTATAGTTTGCAAAGGATTAATTCTACCTCTTGATTTATATTGACCTGCTGTTGTCAAAGCTAATGCAGCCATAGGATTAGACGCTGCAACAAAGGGTGCTGCAACTTGCATAATACCCGCTACCTCTTTAGGCACTATTTTTTTAACTGCTTTTCCAGCGCCTCCAAGTATTTTTTTTCCTATGCTTTTAAGTTTTTTTAACGGCATAATATTGTTCTATTTTGTTTTTCCTAGTAAATCAAGTGATGGCATAATTACTTTGACATCTCTTCTAATTTCTGATTCTGGCACTCCTTTAGCCTTCCATTCTTCTTCTGTTTTATATTCTTCACCTGTCTTAAGGTTAGATATAGTTGTTATAATCTTTTCTGGTTTTAATACTTGCATTACGTTACTACCTCTCGCGGCTGTATTTCTAATATTGAAGCTATGACGTGCAGCTCGTTCGCGTCAGAAGCTTGTACTTTTAAGACTTCACTCTCTTCCATAACAAGAGGTTGAGTTAAAAGTTCGCTTGTAGTGTTTGAAGATATGCTTTTAGTTTTAAACAAACTAAATATAGCACCGGATGAGTTTACCAACGTTACTGTAATATTGGCTCCAGATCCTGCATCTTCAGATACTAAAATTGATTTAACTACAGCAGTCTTAAATGTAGGGACTGTGTACAACGTTGTTAGATCCGTTGTCGTTAAGTCTGCTTTTTTATTTATAAAACTATTTGCCATTAATTTAAAAAGAAGTTTTCAGCTTCCATCTCATCTTTTAATTCTTGTTGATACGTTGTGTTTAATTTTTCTATTACACCATCAAGATCTCTAACCTGTGAATCAGCTACAGCCTTACTGTAGGTGTCACTAGCTCTTGTTAATATTTGTACTATCTTTGCCATAATTAACTCTTATCTGTAGGATCAGTTCTTCCTCCTCCAAATCCCATTCCTGCGCCTTGTCCAGAGTCATAGTCATCAAAACCAGTACCAGCTTGATCTATTTGTCTTAAAGCTTGCTCTCTTTCAAAAGCTGCAGCTTTTTCCATTCTCTCTCTTTGTCTTTCAGCTCTTTTTTCTCTTATGAAACTTAAAGGATTTATATTTTTACCTTGAAGGCTACTATAAATGTCTGGTGCTTTTGATCCAATAAATGCTCCAAGTAGTGCAGTAATAGGATTGAATCCAAATAATAAAGATCCAAGTCCAGCTCTGGTAAGAGTAGATCTAGTATCTTGGCCTGCTAAAGTATTCACAATACCCTCTCCAGCTTGACCAGCAAAATCTTTAAGATAATCTCTTATTCTTATTTTACCAGTGTCAACAATATCCATTTCTTCATTGTAGCCAGGAATTATTAAATTAGCCACAGGCATATCAGGTCGTGCTCTACCTAATAAATCTTCTTGCGTTGCAAATGTTTCATCTAAATAAAGGTTTTCCATTCCACCTGTTTGTTGAACAGGTATATTTCTTCTTACAGCTTTCGCTATTCCAGAAAAAAGAGAATCTCTAGATTCTCTTGCAGGAGCAAAATCATTAAGATTAATACCCATGTCTCTCATCTCACCTATTTTTTGTGGATTTCTAGTTATATATTTTGAAAATACACCCATTATCTTCTACCGTCCGATTGTACATCTAGTCTAAACGTGCCGAGCTTCCAGTCTTGACTAGTGCTTGTGTTTTCTATTTTAAGAGCAACAGCTCTAGCTCTTGCTCTAGTATCTACTTTAGTCGTTGATGAGCTAACTGTAAAGGGTCCAAGTGATGAACTTGCAGCTGTGCTATTAGAATAATTACGTAAATTCAATGTAATCTGCGTATTTCCTGTTTGAGATATAAAGTCTGGTATAAATCTTCTTATTTTCATTAAGAACTCACCATCTCCTCTAAATGTAATTCCTTGGTTTCTGTCTTGTGTAATGTCGTAATCTCCAGAGATAATGTTGGCTTGTATAGCAGTCGTAGTACCACCTTTGACTTGATCGGTCCCTGTTTCGTGTTGATAGTATGTTGATATACCGTCTGTGTTTCCTTGAACGTAAGTGTTAGATGAGGATCCCTCTACACCACTTGCATCATACGCTAATGCGTGTGGTGTTCCAAATACAGCAGAATCAGCCCAAGCTGTTCTTGCCAATGAACCCACAGTCCATACAGGTCTTTGTGGTGTGGAATCAAAATAGTTGTAACAAACCATTCTATTTACCACAGCCGAACTTGATGTTGGATAGAACCACATAATTTCACCAAACAAGTTATTAAGCCCTGCTGTAATCATTTGATTTCCAGAACCCAAGTTTATGTCATCAAATACATAGTCTTCAACTAAACAAGGTAGTGATTGTAGATTACCAGAGTATTTAAAAAATCCATTTTCAGACAACCAATACGCTGCGCCATCAACCTCAACAACTGCATTCTTACCAGCTAGTCCACAGTTTGTGCCCGCTTGTTGGAATGCAAATGTAAATGGTTGACCAACAAAACGCATTAAGAATAAAGAAGTATCAGTATAAACGTAAATTGCATCTCTACCTCTTATAGCTCCCATGATCTGTGATCCGTCGGCCAGTCTCTGTGTACCAGCATCATTGGTTGCTGTAGGTGTATAAGTGTTAATATCCTCAACCGAAGAGAACCTAATAAACATATCATCTTGCGTTGTCTTTGTACCAATCGTTGTTTCTGTACCAAAGAATACCAAGTGTCTATCTGGTGTAGATACAAGCATATGTCTTGATGCAGTAGGTGCTCCCGATATAATTGTAGCTCTTGTAGATGTTGCATTTGTAGCTGCTGAATCCCATTCAAATACCTCACCATCACAAATTAAACAAATAGCTTTGTCACCGAAATTATCTAAAGACCAAAATCCTGGTTCTAATACCAAGTCACCTGATGCTGCTTCACCCCATGCTACATAGTTTGATGAACTTGTAATTGTAGCTCCTGCAGAGTGTGATGCTGCTGTAGTGTTTCTAACTCCTCTTGTTACACCTGTTAATGTATTAGTTGATATTCCCGTGTATGAAATTTCTTCTGTTCCTACTTGTATGTAGTTGGTTCCTGAAGATGGAAACTGTGTAGCGTCTGTTAAAGTTATACTTGTGGCAGATGAATTAATGTCTGCTGCTAGGGTCGTTGTCGTTGCTCCAACTTCTTGACCACCCCAAGATCCAAGAGACCAACCAAAACCTTGTGCCTGTACGTCTGGACCAACTGAATAATAATGTTTAACTCTAATACCACCTGATTCAGAAGCACCTGATCCTGCTTCTGCAGATGGCATTGTTATTGTAATTGTATTAGATGCAGGCACCGTTGTTACCATAAATCTTATGTCATCAAAGTTTGCAGCTGCATAATCAGAATTTGTAATCGCTGTAAAATTATCTAATAAAACTATGTCACCTGCTGTAATACCGTGATCCCCTGAAAAGTTTATTGTTACAGATGTTGATCCGTTGGTCGTGCTAAAAGCATTTGTAAGTGTTGTCGTGGTTTTAATAGGGTGTATGTCATAGAATACACCACCTGAATATGCATATAAAATTCTGTTAGTCCCTATAATTGAGTATTTAATACCTTGACTATTATTAAATTGATGCAGACCTCTAGCTGCACCCGTCACATTGTCAGCTCCTAATTGCTTCCAACCACCTATCTTTTCAGGTGTGCCATATCTAAAACGGACGTTATCACAATCTATCCACTGACTTTCGCCACCTGTAGGTGTGACCTGTTTATTGATTCCTGGTAAAAAATTAACCTTCTGTAACATAGATCTCCAGATTATATTAGATTGCGTTGTATATCAACGAGTTTTGGGAATACCCAACATAGGTCTTTTATCATACAAATTGGTCTTTGCAAACCTTCCATCTGCATGATTATAGTGTAAAAAGACCTGACCACAGAGTTTACCCTTGAAAGGTTCTCTCCAGTGTTCTAATTCACAGCCAGAATATATAAGCATATCACCAGGTTTTAGATTAACTTCTACACCTTTTGGAGCTCCTGGTTTAATAATTCCTTTATATTCGTGAATAACATTATCAGCTCCTGTTGGATCTATATAAATAGGCCACGGATCTCCACCTAAATTTAATGTGGTAGATATTTCACAACTAGGTCTATCTTTATGTCTATTTAATATATTACCCGTTCTGTATAATCTTGTGTAAGAATAAGTAGGTACTAGTTTAAGTCCTGTTTTCTTTTGCATAACCTTTATCGTATCTACTAGTAAAGTTTCCATAACTCTATCTGCATATTTAGCATAAGAGTTTGGCACTTGTGAGTCATTAAAATTACCAATTAATAAATTACCAGCGTGTGTTACACTGTTATTTAACATCCAATGATCTGCCTCTGCTGATATTTGTAAATACTTATAACAGAACGCTGCTAGATCTTTAGATATAGCGTTACGTAAAACTTGATATTTATTTTTCTTAAAACTCATTCTGGTACTTGTATAAAATTATAGGATACAGACACTCTCCAGTTTTTATCACCCTTTTCTGTATTCATATTTATGTCTACACCATGAGGAAGCCAAGCTGGAAAAAATATCATACGACCTTCTAAAGGAGTATAAGCAATAACTCTCCATAAAGCTTTAGATAATTTTTCTACTCTTTTTGGCATATGTGTATTAGGTCCTGGTCTAGGATCTTCTAAAAATAATTTACCTGAATTTTTTGGTACTTTAATATAATAAACTCCAGACCATAATGAATTAGGATGAGTATGGGTTTTATTATAACTATATGTAGGATTGATATTAGCCCACATATTACCAAGACCTAGTTTACCTGATATGCCATAATCTCTATTACACTCATAACACATTTTAAATAATTCATCTATTAAAGGTTTATATTCTGGTTTCCTATCCATATTAGTTTCACTGTGCCAACCATAACCAGAATTAGTTTTAAACTCTCCTGTTGGTTTGCCTTTTTTAACATCTGACTTGTACCAAGCCTTAATGTGTTTCATTAAATATTGATTTAATTTTTTTGCATCTGGTATGTCTTGCCAATAAATAGGTGTTGGCCACATTACCTCTCTGTGTATTTTCATTTGAATGGTGGTCCTCCAAACCACATTACTAAAGATTTTCTAACCCCTTTTTTAACTGGTGCAACTTTGTGTCTTAAGAATGATGCAAAGAATATTGCTTGTCCTTGTTTCAAGGGTAATGGTTTGGCATCACCCATCTCTGAAAACAAAAGATCTCCGCCTGTAAACTCTGATGGGTCTGATAATAACAATGTCATAGATATTTTTCTAATTGGATTCTGACCACTTTGACCAAAAGCATTGAGATCCATGTGCCAATCATAAAAACCTTTTTTAGGATACACAGTAAATTGTGCAGGCTCTGTTAATCTTACACCATCAAACATAAAATGATTTAAGTTTACAATAGATAATTGATTCTCAATAACTTTGTACATCTGTGGTAGTTTAGAAAAAGGTATCCAAGAGATTGTCGTAACTCGTTTTTTAGTATCATACTTACCTTCTTTACCACCACCAACTTTTGCTTCTTCAGGTTTACATCTGTGACCCATATCAATAATCATTTTACACTGTTCTGGTGTAAACATAGGTTGATTAGTTTGGGCAACATAAGATTGCCATGTCGGCATTCTTGGTATCATTCGTTTTGCCCTCCTGCAGTTCTTGAGGATACAGGATTATAATCTACATCTACGTTACAAACTAAAGTTCTTCTTTTTTCTTTAGTTCCGTTGAATGGATAAACAGTATGTCTCATGTCATATGGAAAGACATAAAAGTCTCCTATCTTCATGTTGGGTGAATAATCTGTTTTAGAAAATTGTCCGTTAGCTGCACCTATAATTTGTAATCTACCATTCATAGGTTTGTCTGGTGCTGAATATTCCACACCTGTTTCTGTAGGTAGTTTCATAATCATTACGGAAGATAAACCTGTAAATAATTTACCTTGGTGTATGTGCACAGGATTATATTCATTAGCTTTCATTTCATTAACCCAAATAGAATTTATAGATCTTTGATTCTGACCAATCTTGTTCCATTTAAGATAATGATCAAACACAGAATCAAACCATTTAAGAATATCCATAGGTAAAAAAGAATGTTGATGCATCTTGTCGTTGTTAGGACCAGAATAAAATAAAGACACTTCGTCTTCTATTTTTCCTACAAGTTGTTTTCTAGCTGATGGTAGTTGTTTCTTTTGTTTTTCGTAGATTTCATTTAAGCCTACGAATACTTCCAGGGGAACCTGGTATTTTAAAACCGTTTGCCCTAAATAAACAAAGTCGAACTTCATTTTAATTTTTTAGTTTTCTTACTGTCTAAAGATAATGTGTTTTCTTTTAAGCCTTTTTCTAAAGCTTCTAGTTGTCCTAATACGTTAAAGACTTCTGGTTGTGATGTGCCTGGTGTGATTGTTTCTTTCTGTCTTTGTAATCTTAATAAATATGATTTAGCTTGGTGTGTATTAACATCTTTGTCATCAAATGTATTGTCGTGAAATTCTTTTTTAAGTTTAGACCAAGTAGCAACTTCTCTCATTCTATGTTTAGCAACTA